TCTCCATCAAAACGTGATTTCAAACTCTTCAGGGTCTACATGTACTTTAGAATGCTTTGGTAGCAAATCCATCGGCCTGCGACGAAGTAGAATTGCCAGGTTCCACTCATGTCGCATTGCAGCAAACCGTTCAGGGTTCCCTGTTGCTGATACAACTAAGTCGATAAACTTGTCAAGCTCTTCCGCTAAAAGATGTGTGTTGTTTTCGTACGCCTGCTTACGCAAGACGCTAGCGATAGAGGCAGCTTGCCAGTAACGTTCTTCGGCTATGTATTGCAGCAAGTGGTTTGCGTCGATAACCATAGTTAACATTTATCATCACTTGATTTTGGTTGTCAATGGCAAATCTTGTTCAGGGTTGCGAGACAAGTACATTGCTGACACTTTATCGATCGCCCGTGTGAACGCTGTATATGCCCATCGTTGGCCAAAGCTGGAGTACAGATCAACGGTTGGTTCAAGACAGACTAACACTTTGGAACTCTGGCAACCCTGCGATTTGTGGGCAGATAGAGCGTAACCGTAGTTTGCATGGACGTAAGGGGTGCCATTCCGCACCCAGTAGTTCAGGACTCGCTCGATTGACGAAATGCTTACCTCTTGATGCTGACCTTCAATGATCTCTTGAGACATGATACAGTCCATCCCAGCTAACTGGGTCATAAAAAACGACAACTTGACCTCTTTCTTAGAGATTGGACAGTAAACCGTTTTCTCACCAAGGAAGTCTCCGTATCCAGTGAACTGATACGTCTCGCCATTCATAGCCCCAAGTCGGTAACAGTTCTTAAGGATAAGCAGGGGTTCGCCTATCTCTAGCTCAGTCTTTTCAGCCAACTGCCGGTAATACTTGTTCATGTGAAGACGGGCTTTGTTGGTATGACAAATGACCATCCCACCAGATTCAACCACTTCAATGATTTTGTCGTCTGGTGAACCGTAAACTAGGTCTACCATCTCCATCGCGTCCGACAGCTCACCCTCTCGAATTAGCTTGGTCATCCTGATGATAGGGTTCTTCTCGGCCTGTCGCATAACGTCTGTCAAGTTGACTTTGGCGTCATACTTGAACTTGTCCGAGAAGATGGAGAAATCATCATTCCTGTCTTTGCTGACCGGGGGAAGCTGGAACGGGTCACCGACAAACAGGACGGCACAATTGATTGCCTGACACGTGTCGACGATATCTCGAAACATCTCCTCGTTGATCATAGAGGACTCATCAACCACGACCAGCTTGCCAGCAGGAACAGGTACCTTGTCAATCGCACGTCGCTTGAACGTCACATGACCATCTAGGCGGTCCTCAGGCTCATACAGCCAACGATGGACGGTGGACGCTGACTTCCCTGTCAACTCAGACATTCGGGAGGCGGCACGGCCTGTTGGCGCGATAAGCTGGCACTCAATCTGGTTGGTGATGTGCTTTAGTGATGTAGTCTTACCTGATCCTGCTACGCCCGCCAAGACACCGATTTTACAACCACTGGCCGCAAGCGCCATGGCCATGTCGACGCCGTCTTGCGGCGCTTCGGTTAGAACAATTTCTGACACTTAAACCTCATCCGTGATTTCAAAATGAGACGGATCTGATTCGCTTGCAATTCGTTCGCACATTTTTACTAAATCGCTAAGCATGACCGCCTGCTTGTATGTCACACCAAGCAGGTCCAAGTAAACCTTAAAGTTTTTGGTCCGCTTAGATGTCCGAATCGTATGGGTGATTTTTGCCTCTAGCATCTGAGTCATCTGGGCCAGGGTCTTGTCATCCATAGAGTTCTTTCCGACAGTATTCGCCGCCGCCCCAGAATTAGGGCGGCGGCGTCCACCGTATGTGCAACTTGATTATACACCAGTTGCGGAACGAATCAAATCTAAAGATCGGGTCTTCATAGCCAGTCCAGAACCGAAGTATGCAGACTCTAAACGCTTGGTTGTGGTGTCGCCACCAGCACCAACTCGGGAAGAGCGAACATGGTCAACGTACTCAGCGACAGCATTGTAAGCCGCCCATGCCGTTCCAACGATTTCAGACTCCTTGTGACCACGGCCACCCTCGAACAATGCCACGAGCTGGTCACGGTTGTTACGGGCACGAGTCGAGTCGAACTCCTCGCCGTCTTCGTTGACCTTGACTGGGATCAGCTCGGACGCCAGTTGGTTCATTTGACCGAACGAGAACTTGGCTGAGTACAATGCTCCAGCCAACTGGTCATAGCGTTGGTGGTAGTCAGCGGTCAGCTTCAGCAAACGACCCACATCATTCAGACGGTCTTGGACCTGTGACGAGTGACGGATCGTGATTGAGTCATTGGCACGCTTCATTGCCATTGCCACCATGTTTTGGCACAGGATACGCACTGGGGTCACGAAGCCCTTCAAGGCAATCGAGCCGTCGAACGAGTTGGTCAGGGTGAGGTAGCGAGCCACCACGTCCTTACCAAGAGTCAAGGTGGTTGGCAGTTTGACCTGCAAAACCACTTGGCGGTCACCCTTGAACACCAGGGCTCGGTCGTAAAACCCACCGATTTGGGCGATGACGTCATCCGCCACCTTGAAGATGTCAGCGTTGTTTGCTGAGCGATATCGGGAGCCAACGACTCCCAAAACCTTGTTGTCTTCACGGACTACTAGGTTATTGCCTGGAACGTTGACGATTGTTCCGTTAGCAAGTTGTGCGTTCATTGGCTGGACATTGACGGTCCAGTTCAACTTAGCGGTTTCGAGAGCTTCTTGGGCAGTGGTTGCTTTTTCGAGGTTGATAATCATTTGGTATCTCCTGAGGTCAGTGTATCATTGGTGAAAATTAAAATCAAGCACTATTAAACGCGCATACCCATCATAATTGCAAACTTGCCTTTGGTGAAGTCTTCAGTTGGCTTTGACAACGTGATCAACACCGGAGACACTTCGGAGAAGCAGGTGAAGTACAGTGTAGTGGACTCGAAGAATTTTGCCAGAAGTTGCAGGTACTTCCCGTCAAACGTATTGGTTGGTCCAGTCCCACCAAACAGCGAAGAAGCGTGTTGGTCCTTGTAGGTACGGAATGTTGCTGGGATCGCCCAAAATGGCGTGCCACCGGCGACCAAGAGAGAATAGTTATCTTTATCTCCTTGTGGCAAATTTAATACCCCAGAGAAGGATTGAGTTTCGCTCAATCGCGGAACAACGTAATCGACATCAGGAAACTGCCCCTCTAGCGCGCCGCCATCGAGCGTGTACACACCAGACTTAAAATTACATGGCCAGAACAAAGCGGAGTGTCCGTTAGTGACACATGCACGTTCGTTGTTTACACCCACTTTGGCGTACATGCTCGTACGAGCTTGATCGCCATATTTCTTGGCCAGGTTTTGGATTGCGGCTTGGACGGATTTTTGAGAAGGAAGAAGGTTGCTCATGAAGCAACAATATCAGAACTGAATTAAAAGTCAACAGGCTGGTCACATATCTTTCAAAATAATTAGCTGAGGCTGTCTTTCTCCAACAGTGTATTCTTCCGTGGCCATTGCAGCGTTACAGGCGACGTAACGTCCAACCTGTTTCATTTGGCCGCCATCAAGGTGCAGGTGACCGAATACATGGAGCTTCAAATCAGGGAGATCTTCAATCCTGTCCTTAAGGTGAACACAACCAACCCCAAAAACCTGTCCACGACGGCCTTGTTCGACGTTATCCAGCGTTCCGTAAGCCGGCATATGAGTAACCAGGACATTGACGTCATCTGGGATTTTAGCCCAGTTGTCTCGTAAGTGAACTGGCCCAAGCTGGAAGTCCCAATCCCCATAGACGGTAACGTATGGGGAGCCATAGAACACCAGCCCTTCGTATTCAAAGCGGCGGTTAACCAGAACCTCTGATTCGCTTAGGAGTGAGTAGTTGTCTGGGTTAACTAACGGCTCATCGTGGTTTCCTGGCACAAAAATAACCTTTTTGTATCCGTAGGTCAGCTTTTGGTCGCCTAGCCATCTGTTAAACTGCTTGACCTCCTGGACCGTCCCACGCCCGCAGATGTCCCCAGCTACGATAAGCAGGTCCGCAAACGGCATATCTAGGTTATCCTGCATGGAATGCGTATCCGAAATCATGCAAATTGTAAGCGATTTTGACGTCATACGGCTACTATAGCTTAGACTATACAAGCCCGCAATCTTTCACTCAGTCTTCCCACCCGGTGGTCAACTAATGGCATTCTCCGCTTCCGTAACGCCTGTCGCTCCAGCCGTTTTGCGGGTCACATTCACCAAAATCCCGTTTACGGCACGCGATAACGTCGCCTATGACGCTACTTACAAGGCAAATTACACCCTGTCTGGCCCAGGAAGTGTCACACTTGTCAAAATCCGCACTGTCAGCGGTGACCCATTCTCGGTCGATCTGGTTTACAGCGATAAACTGGCTATCGGCACCTGGCAGCTGACAATTCTGCCTGTTATTGAAACCCCGTCAGGGGACACCTTCTCCTCGCTTCCGTTGCAGTTCGACATCACCGGGAAGTCCGCATTTCTTGCAGAAAATGGGCGCTCTTTCTCCGCAGAAGACATTTATCGATCTAATTTGAACCCTAACTTCAAGGGGCCGGGCTGGAACGCCATGGCCGCCGCTATTGGTTATTCTGACCAAATCTTGACAGAAACCGCTAAGTCCGCGTTTTATCAGAACTTTTTTTGGTCAGCGTCCGGGCTTTACCTCGAAAGACTCACAAATGCTATATCAGTTGATCGCTCGCCTAATACTGGTCTGTCTGATGAAACCCTCAGACAGCTCGCAATTGCTATCAATGCCAACCGAGTTGTTAACCACCCCTTCCTTGAAGTCCTAAGAGCCTACTATGGGGATGAAGCGGTAACAGCTACGTTTAGAACTGAGCTGAACGAACCCTTCGTTTTGAGCGCCAACGACACTTTAGACCTACAGATTAACGACACCTCGGTCACCGTGACGTTTGCCAGCAACGATTTTACCAATATCGGCCAAGCTACAGCGTTTGAAGTGGCACAGGTGCTCAATCGGGCGTTTTTGACCAATTCTGTGTCAGCGTATGCCCAAGACGTTAGTGATCCCGCAACTGGCCTGAAATCTGTCCAGGTGATTAACAAATGGCTTGGCCTATATGGGAGCCTGCTAGTAACGGGCGGGACGGCAGTCAGTAAGCTCCGCTTCCCTAAAATTATCGACACGGTATCGGTACCAGGGGTCGAATGGGAAGTTATCACCCAAGCGGTCAACCCGTTGGTTCCATACAACAAAGTCTGGTTGCGGTGGTTTGGCGGAACCGACCCAGTCTTGACAGAGGTTTACGCTGACGACTACTTGAGCCTGTACGATTCAGCGTTCAACGCTGCCAATCGAGGTTCATTTCAGATTACAGATGTGGGTATCTATCTCGGCAATAAATACGTCGAAATCTACAACCCGGACGCGGTCGCTCAATCGCCGGTAGTTCAGGTAGGTACTGATACGGTTTTGTTCTTGGATGACAGCGCAACCACTCTGTCTAAGACCTCGAACTACTTCGCTACGTCCGCATTGCCATATCCTAACCAAGCAGACATTCTACTTCCAGCTACAGCAGCCGCAATCGCTCGTGATGAGAAGACCGCCTTTTATGCCAATGGCCAAACGCTTATCGAGTCAACAGAGTTCGACATATTCCGTGGCTCTGATGGCGTGGTCGATATGGGGTTTGACTCGAACCACGGGTTGCTCGCAGGATCATACGTCCAGCTGGAGAATTTTAGCCCGTTGGTCGATCGTGACAACTACTTCGCCTCGATGGCAAACACCAACACTGACAACACTTACAGCTTTGCGCTCCAGCCATCAGCAAAATTGCTTGACGGGAGATTTTTTGTCCGCAAGCCATCCTCTTGGGTCATTTATGACCCAGACACTAACACGTGGTCAGAAACCTTCGATGGCAGCCTAGTCGATCGATATGGCGGCGCGGCTATCACCCTTGACAGTGGTCGAGTGCTCATTGTCGGGGGGCTTGGTGGAGCGTCGACGTCTGAAATTTACGATCCAACTGAAAATGTGATTGCGCCAGCTGGTGCAACCAATCATCCCTATCCTCAATTTATCCCTCAGCTAGTCAAAAGAGCCACTGGAAAGGTTTACGTAGCCGGTACGGACCTGCTTGATCTTTTTGTGGAGGAGTTTGATCCAGATACGTCTATCTGGACAGATATGGTCGCCCCAGTTCTTGACGCAACCGCCTCTACCGAGCTTCGGATGACTGTCGATGGGAACGACAACATCTGGATATGGCTTGACCGCTTTGTCTACGAAGTCAATTTCCCGTCCGATCCTGTAACGACAGCTAACGGCTGGTACGCTTATCGAGTTGCTGCTGGCGATTCTCGCAATGGTGGGATCCTCACCTATGTGAAGCGTGGTCCTGGTGGTCAGCTCTGGTATATTGGTGGGTACAATGGGTCGGCCACAGTACAAAGCAACGTACTCATTTTCGACATCAGCTCACGCTCAGTAGTTGATAGGTACGACACCGGACTTGCGCGCGGACATGGACAGCTTCTGCCTCTAAATAACGGAACTGCCCTTCTGTTCAACGGAACGACTTTAAGCACAGCTGCAATGCCGTTTGGTTTCTCAGCTGGGCCGCCGCCACAAATTGTAAACTTCCACGGTCTCACTAACTCTTTGCGCTTCTGGTCAATCGGAGATGAAACAACGTTCAACTATGAGACGACCACCCCGGCATGTACGCTAGATGACGGTCGGGTTCTGGTCGTGTCGCCAACGCAGCCTGTTTATCACATTCTTAATATGTTTCAGCAAGTGTCAGACGGCGGGGTAAGTGGGACGTTTAAGATCGATGCCGTTCCTACCCCGACCTCGATTCAGTTCAGCACCCCAGAGCACGAATGGATCACTACTTGGCAATCTGGGCAAATCACGCCGATAGATGCAGATGCCGGGCTGGTTGAGTCTGGTTACATTCTCGATACGACCGAAGGTGTCACAATTGGTAACTTGGTGTCTGAATTGACGGTTGCGATTCCACCAGGACAAGCTCCAGCAACAATGTCACTGACCTCAACTGACGGGATCGCTGACGCTCCAGGGTTTATTGTCCTTGATTTTGGATACGAAACTCAATCAGAACCTATCCGCTATCTTGGTGTCGCTGGCAATGACCTTCGGCTTGACCGCTCATTCACGTTCCCCCGTGGATATCAAATAGGAACGGTTGGAAGTATTCTGATTTCGACATCACCCTATGCTCCAGAGTCAAGTTTAGGAATTGGTGTTACGTATCTTACAGCTTCGTCAGCTGGTCGAATTGCAGCCGGCAATGACATTGACTCAATTAAAGCTGTCGGCCTGCACATTAACAAGCAAGTTCTGTACCCAGGTGATACCGGGCTTGGCGGCAATGGTCTTCCCACGGAAGGAGCCCAGAAGTTGTCTGACGTAGTCTACGTTTACGCTGGCGATGACATCGAAAATGAGCTTCAGGCAGCAAGAGAAGGTGACGGTCAATGAGGAATTCCACAATAGCAGGAACTGATTGCTCTGTCTACATTAACGGTAAACTGTTTGGTGTGGCAAGCGACTTCAGATGGACAGTTAACAGCGGTACTCGTGCCATTCGGGGAATCGACTCCGTGTTCCCATTTGAGATAGCTACTGGCTCACACGAGGTGTCGGGGTCTGTGTCGCTATACCGTAAGCACAACACAGCCGGCATCGAGGGGGCAGGCATAGCTCCTCGCGATGCCTTCCTTGCTCGGTCTCGGTACTTCAGTATCACTGTCATCGATCGCGTCACTGACAGCATCATTTTCAATTGCGACAAATGCGCTATTACGTCCCAGGACTGGAACGTCCCAGCTCAGGGCGTAGTGTCTGGGTCGTTTTCATTCCAAGGTATTGGCTACAATAACGAATTTTAAGGATAAAGCAAATGGCAATAAAACGTTCCGGGAATTTCATAGGACAACAACGCCTGGATATTCCACAACTTCGCGCAATCGAGTCTGGAATAGCTAACGATTTTGACACACTAGCTGGTCAAGTTTGGGCCGGTGAAGAGTCACTGATTATTCGTGGATTTACCATCCCAGTAACGTCAACGTTTGGTAATCCAGCCTCATCGTTACAGCTGAACGTGACTGACGGGTTAGTGTTCCACTATAACGGAACAGAGGCGGGGACGGTTCTCCCTGTTACTGTTGGCCGGACACTTGAAAACCTCAACGTAGGGAATAGCCGAGTTAGTGGGGCGTTTACTTCGTCCGCTATCAATTACGTTGGTATCGACTTCACTCGAACCGCTGACAGCACTACCGCTGACACAACGAAGTTTTACGATCCCAACACCAAAGCCGAGACTACTCGCGTAGTCCCTCAGGCGCGTGTACTGGATTACAAGATCTATATTTCGGTGACTCCGTTTAGCTTCACCCCTAACATCTGTCCGGTTGCTCAGGTTCAGACTGACAGCAACGGTAATGTGGTGTCGATTACTGACGCCCGCCAAATGATGTTCCGTTTGGGCTCTGGTGGCGACGCTCCAAGTGCTATCAGCTCGTACATTTGGCGTGACACTAACCGTCGTGAAAACCCGATTACGTACGCCCCTGCAACTTATAACGACGATCCGTTCAGTGGTGGCGACAAGCAAATTCTGTCCATGAAAGAGTGGATGGATGCGGTGACTTCGGTCTTGTGGGAAGCTAAGTCTGGCGAGTCTTGGTACTCACCTACGTCTCGCGACATCATGAAGGTGATTTACGCCCCAGGACCAGGCGCTCTGCTCGGCGGGGATAACTTCAGCTGGACATTGCCAAACCTCAGTTGGGTTAACCTGTTTGTCACATTCGAGAATGCCTCTGGTGGGTACTACAACACCGTAACAGACGGTACACTGCCACTAAGCGATGGTCAGTGTCTATATGTTGACGTTAATCGCACAGACACTGTTACACCGATTGTTGCAGCTGTAGCGTTTTTGAACGATCTACCTTCTCCAGCTATTCCAGGGTCACGAATTGTTCTTGCGTACCGCATTGGCACTTCGATTTATGTTCGTGATCGTTCGTACGAAATTGGTCGTGCGTTCAGCGTAGCTACCCAGGTAACAACTCCAGGCGCAACAGCGGGCGGCACATTAGGTGTAGTTAAGCTCAGCCACGCAGCTGTTACTCCAGCTGCTCCGATCGTGATGTCCGATGGTGCCGCTAACGTTGCGTTTGGATTTGTCGCTCTTAATACAAACAGACAAGCAGCCTACACCGCAATTTCCGGGGTTGGATTGACGGTTAATACGCCAACTGCCTCTACGTCCGCAATCGAAGGGTACGCAACCAACATCCTTGAGGGGATTGGCGTCTTTGGTCAAGCTAGCGGTGTAGATGGGGTAGGGGTTTCGGGGAACGCCGGCAGTGGATTCGGAGTTTTGGGCAACACTAGCTATTCAGCGGGCGGATCGGCTTATGCCGGAGTTGTTGGTTATGGCGGTGGAGTAGGAAACAGTGGGGTTTTAGGTAGAGGGCTCAATACCAATTGTGTTGGGGTGTACGGAGAAGGCTCATCGGCAGGTGGAACGGTTAGTCACGGCGTCCATGGTATTTCCCAGGGTTTTGGCGTTGGCATCTACGGCGAAGGATCTGGCGCCTTTGATGGTGGATCCTTCCTTGGTGGCGCGACCGGAGATGGCCTTACGTCTACTGGTGGTGCTACAAGTGGGTTAGGTATCCGCTCTATCGGTGGAAGCGCCGGGACTCTAGGTAACACCACAGCCAATAACGCTAACAGCGGACTGATCGCTACAGGACGAACTAGTGGTAACGGCGTTGAAGCTTATGGCGGCGGCACTGGAGGGTGGGGCATAAGGGCTAGCGGAAACAGCGGCTCAACTGGCGGTGGTGGAATTTTCTTCAAAGGCGGGGGCACAAACGGAGCTGCCGATACCGACATTTCAATTCAAGTGAATGAAAATATTAAATTTGCCGGACAGGCCCCAGCCGGACCAACCGTCCCGTTCAATAACTCTCTTAATGTTGCCAGCTTCATTAAGCACTGGGGAACGATGACGGGTGCCGGCGCTAGTGATCCCACTTCTCAAGCGGGTTTTGGTGGATGGTCAGCAGCCGATGGCGCCTCGGCTGTTGAGGTGGTGATCACTTTCGATGCAGCTTCTCAAATGGCATCTTCTACCTATGCTGTCTTTGTTTACACTGATGCTCCGATTATTTCTTATGTAACAGCAAAGGCAACTACCGGCTTCTCTATCGTGCTTTGGGATTCCTCCACTAACACAACTATAAGTACCTCTGCTTTGAAGATAACCTTCATGGTCATCGGCGACCAATAAGTCACTCACTGACTCTCACGTACGCCTTCCACCTGAACTCCCACCCATCCTGTTCGTGCATTTTTATCAGCCGCTGAACGTAGCGGCAAGCCTCTTCCTTTGTTGCTACGTAGGTACGAAGTGGCTTCCAGGGCTCTTCACGGGTTACGTTTTTGTGTTTGTATTCGATGGCGAACATTATCTAGTTCTCTTTCTTTTTCTTGTTCAATTTACCCTACCCCATATCAATTTTCAGAAGTTTGCACAACTGCTCAAAATCCATGTCGATTCGTGCTCCTGCAAAATTGGAAACATACAGTACAACCCCAGCAGCTTCGAGAGCTTCCTTGACCGCTGGCATTAAAGCGTCTTGCTTTGCTTGACGGTCAGCGAGGCGTTTCTCTTTTTCTGCCTGGCGAGCCCGCTGTTGAGCTTGCAAATCCAGCCATTCTGCCTTGGTCATGGCCAGCGATTGTGGAGTGCGAATGTCCATCGTAGCGAAGGTGTTGTACGGATACGAACACGCAACCACGATATCCCTGCCATTATCCATGTCCGACACCGTTATCTGACCAGTGTAACGGTCTTGTCTTGCGGTCACTCCAGCACCAACCACCACACATTCGTTGCGACCATCTTTGTCTACGTAGATCTCGCCAACAACTAAGTCTTTCGTCTTCATGAGAGACGAATACAGGAACTGTGTATTGATGTCAAACAAATCGTCACGCTAAGACAATCTTTTCTTCACTATGGCAATCGATTTAATCAAAATGTTGAAGGAAAACGAGGGTGTACGGTACTGTGCGTACAAGGACTCGGTTGGTCTGTGGACGTGTGCCGTTGGCCACAACCTGGAGGCACCAGGCTCAAACGATAAGCTCAAGGCGGTCGGCGTCAACCCAGATATGGTTTGGGCAGCAATCGAGGAAGCTAAGAAAGCGGGAAAATCTAAAACAGTTCCGCTCCTGAATGATGGACAAGTTGAAGCTCTTCTTAAGGAAGAGCTTGAAGTTTGCATCAAAGACCTAGATTTTGTGTCTGGTTTTGACTCCATGCCAGACGAAGCTAAGGCGATTTTGGTTGATATGAGATTCCAGCTGGGAAATTCTGGAATCAGAAAATTCAAGCAAACTCTAAAAGCTTTTGAGAAAGGTGACTGGCGGGCAGCGGCTGACGGTCTGATGAACTCAGCAATGGCTAAGCAAGTACCTAACCGTGTGAACAAGAACGTCAAATTGTTACTGTCGATTAAGTGATTTCGCATTCTTAGCGATACGTCGACGCACTCGCTCCAGCTTCTTACCTACCTGACTTCGCTGAACCTTAGGCATTTTATCAATAAAAACAACACCTTGGACATGATCTACTTCATGCTGGATAGCGCGAGCTGTCAGTCCACCTGCTGTCAATGTTTGTGTTTTGCCGTCTAGGTCCAGGTATTGAACCGTAACCTCAGTTGAGCGCCATAACGAGACAAACAGCCCAGGGTACGTCAAGCAACCTTCACGCTCATACGTCTTGGATTCGCTTAAATTTGTGATAACTGGGTTCAGCATCACTACTGGACCCTCTTCGCTGTACACCAAAATCAAAGCCAATGGCGAGCCAACCTGGCAAGCTGCAATCCCAGCGGCTCGGTGCTTGCTCATTGTGTAAATCATGTCTACAACGAACTGCTGAAGGGCTGTATCGGTAACCACATCTCCAGTATACGGAATGGCTCGTTGGCTCAAAATTGGATCTGTTGCAGGAACCATCTTCAGTTCGCGGCCAGGGTTTAGCTTGCGTTCCAGCTTGTCGGACATCTTCTCAAGTTTTTTAAACAGCTCCATTTAGATTCCCTTTGATTACTAAGGTTTCGGACTTGAACTGCCAGCAGGCTCCGGTGTGAATAATACTGGCCTTATCGAACGGGAAGTCTCCTCCCGTATTCAGGATTTTAGAGTCATCCAGGATTTCCTGCATCATTTTCATGAAAACTTGCCCAGACTCCTGTGTACTAACGACACATGGAATGGACTCGATAGTCACAATGACGCGATCTGTTGAGGAATTGTAGTACAGACGCTGTTGTTTACGTGTCGAAATCACAGTTCTACCCCAAACACTAACCCACCCTTGACTGAATGTACCCCTGTAACCCCGGTCAGAGCAATACCTAGGTCTACTGACGCTACCACACCTACCCAGAATGGCCCCAAGATTCGACGTTCGGCTGACAATCCGAACCCAACTAAGGGCTTACGTTCGGTGCCCAAAATACCGCCCGCCTGTGCGTTTACGGTAAACTTCCACTGAGGCTCTTGTGACGAGACCTCCTTGGAAGACTTCAAGGTTAGGGATTTTGACGTATCGGTCTGCTTAGCCTCATTGACCACCACAGCAGTATCTTTAGTAGTCTCCTGACTAGACGCTGTCTCGGTCTTAGACTTGTCAGTCTCCACCACTACTACAGTAACCGTTCCGTCTGGCAGTTTGGTTGTCGTGGTCTCTTTCTTGGTGTCGATATTGGTTCGCTTGACGTAAACCACTTTCTCAACAACCCGATCGACATACTCGGTCACCTTGACCTCCACGATCTTGTCTTTGGTGACCTCGACCGTCTTGATCACTTCCTTGGTGTCGATTTTTGCTGTGTACTTACCAGCGGCAAACGCCAACGGAAGGCAGATTACCAGCCCGGTTGCGACTTTGTTGTTTTTGATGAAGTCTGGAATCACATTGTCCCCTGTCCAGTTAACCCTGGTCCAAACAGCTTAACTACCACACCAAGGAAGTTAGAGCATTTCATATCCCCAGTCTGGGGAGAATACAGGCATGCCCAGACTGACGGCGTGGCTGGATCTACCTCTTCAGAGAAGGTTACTGATGGATCGCGAAAGCTCATGATGATCAACGACACTCCAAGCACTAGCAAAGCGTCACCAATCAAAGCTCCGATAAAGAACTTCTTGGGGTGCTTTAAGACTAGGGGTGAGACGTTCGCGAACAAATTTAGCAAGTTCATGTATTATCCATGCCTTAATGTAGGGTTAGGTGTCAATCACTTATTTGAGAATTGTATAATTCCAGTAGCCAGTCCGCATTCTAGGGATACTTCGGGGGTGAGGTAGGTTTCATCGTCTGCCCAACTAGCTACGATTCCAGGGCTCAGGCAGCGTGCACCGATAATTCCGACCATACGTTCATGGGCTTTTCTGAGGCTATCGTAGGTCTGCCCAATCTGGCGGACAGTCCCACCGAACTCAGCGGACATTGGGTGAATCAAAATCATGGTATTAGGTGACAAAAGACGCTCTTCGCCCGCACAAAAAATAACAGCTGCTATTGACCCAACCATACCAAAGCCAACCGTGGTGCATCCCCAGGGCCAGGTTCGTAATGCGTCATGGATCGCGTACCCAACTTCGACATCCCCACCGCCCGAACAGATATTGGCGACCAACTTTACACCCGGCCTGCATTCTGCCAAGGTGGCGAAGAATGCTTTTGCCAACTCATAATTGATTTCGCCAGCAATCCAAATGTGCTGTTCCAGTTGTTTTAATTGGCTCTTTTTCTTAATCGGCCTTTTCATCTTCTGCTCCAAATACGCCTAATTGCTCAGAAATTCCTAGTTCTCGGTGAATTCCTGGCATCAGCTTGTCTTCCAGGATCCGTGTGTTGTCCTGGTTGCCATAATACGACACGCAGCCGAACTCAGACGTATTCCCGTAAGCGATGAATCGGTCATAATTGCTAGTAGCCGCCACAATCAATCCGACACGCGATTGACGCGACTTGCACAGTTTATACAAGGTTCTGTTCCCTGCCTGAGCGTCTGGTGGACGGTTAATCGTGATAACGGTAGATGCAGTGGTAATCGGCCCCCAGGCTTCAGCGGCATCGGTCATTTCCAGCAGACGGTCTTCGTCCTGGTGGGTTCGGTTTCCGAGCTTGGCTCCGTTTCGGTTAGCCTGAATAGCGACCAATGAGTGCCATTTATGTTGGATGGCTAGTTGGGTGAAGTGCCCGTATACCGTATCAAGGATGTGCCGGTGGTCCATCCGCCCCTTAGATGCCCTGGAGGTTGTCAACAGGGCGGGGTAGTCGCACACCAGAAGCTGGAAACCCTTGCCTGTACGGTCGACCATAGCGTCCTGGCGACGTTCGATTAGCGGGGTGAGTTGTTCGACTTCCATCCCCGGACGGTTGTACGGCATATATTCAATGTAATCATCGAAGTAGTCAGCGAACTTTTGCAATGCACTGGCGTACTTAGGGCTCGCCATGTGACGCATCAGCTCGTTAGGTGTGGAACCAGCTTGGCGAAGCATGTCCCACATACGCTTACCTGATACTTCGTCAAGTTGGTAGATTCGCTGAATATCGGCTACTGTCACCATCCCCAAAGCACACCGGAACATCTTAGTTCGGAGCTGTGAGGAGGAGTCTTCTAGTGAAATCAGCAGAACACGGTGTTGGGCGATTGCGTTGATAATGGCACACGTTACCATTGACGTAGTTTTACCAGCGTTCGATCCACCAATAAACAACGTCGTCATCTCTGACATCAAGCCACCAGTTGGATTATCTGGGGCCAGGTGGCGGTCCATCATTGGAAGCCCGAATTGAACCGAGTTCTTCCCTGACAGTGAGTCAATCAGGCTACCGAAGTCAGACAGCTTCGCAACGTCTGAGTTAGCAAACGTTGTATCGTTGTAGATTTTGATGGCTTCTTGGAACAGCTCGGTCGAACCAGAGAAGTTACCGGCATTGAACAATTTTGACGATTCGGTAATCGTCTTTTCGAGGATTTTGGCGTTCTTCCAGTCGTTTAGCTCGTCAACTAGCCCCTGCATTCCGTACTGCGAGCGATTGATGATCGCTGCATCGATCTTACCGCGAATACGCCGCTGAGTATCGTTGTCCTTAACCGCCAGACGTGAACTGTTCTTAATCTCCTCGTGGGAGTGAACTTTTTTGTACGTCTTGTAGTATTCGGATATTAGTTCAAAAATGGTCCCATGGTCAGGATCGCTGAACCACGTTTTTTCCATCAGCACTGCGTAATGCTTGAACAATCCGTTGTTATTGTCAAACAGGTAGCCAAGAAAGGCTGACTGCTTATGGTCCGCAAATGGTATTGCCGACTCGTTGAAAAATTGTTTATAGTCAGTCTGCTTTTTCAAAATGTTTGAATCCGATTCATTTATGTGACATCCTATGAACAATTTAAGCAGGAGTACGCATGGATCGCTTTACGACCGAGAAACTTCAGGCCGCGAATGTTCTGTTATCGTATCTCAAGAATAGCTCCGTCGAGGCAAGCTTACGTGGGGCCGATGTTCTCGTCAACCAAAGAGTAATTGTGTTAGGTGCTGGGTACGATGATATCACTCGACAAATCGACATTTCTGACCTCAGGTCTAACAAGCTAACCCGACTCCAAGTAGCCATCAACAAATTTCTTCAGTACGCTCAAGTGGATGCCAACATCCAGATTGAGGTTCGCAAGGGCTCTATTAAGCGATCTAACATCACCGATAACTTTGAGGCGATCTTGTTTCGAGAGAAGACGTTCAAGAACTCGCCCAATCCATCCAATGAACTTTTGCTTAAGTGGCGCAAGGTGGCCGACCAACACGCCTGTGCAGCTTATAACCGCTATGCTCGACACCTAAATTCGTTTGGATATGAACAAGGCGACTTCAAATCTATTGCTTTGGTTCACTTGTGTACGTTTTTGCACAAATACATGACTGGGGATGACCTGACAGATGGCCGTAACCTTCACCGCTTTATGAAACAGCGAATGAACGAGAATGCTCACAAGGTGATTAAGAAATCGGTACGGTGTGTTGCTGACACTAGTCAGCGTCTGACGTCTAGCGCTACTGAAGGTCGGTACGAAAACGAATACTGCTAGTACACCATTCTCTTGCCTAGGCTTACCAATAAATGCCCAGCCCTAATCTTCTGAGCCGACTTGAACGACTCATAAGCTTCCTCGAACGTGCAGTCGCCGAAGTCCTCTCTGTGATTAGGAGGAGTCATCAGATAGACCTCTAGCCCGATTTTGTAGGCGATCTTCTTGATTCGTGCCATTTCAGCAGCAGCATCAAGGTCTAGGGCCAGGTATAGCTTGCTGACTCTGGCTCCAATCCACTCTATCTGGCTATCTGATACGCCCTTGCCTAGAGCCGCAACATTACCACCAGCCAGCTCGCACTTCAGAGCGTCTAGTGGACCTTCGGCCAGTACGCAGTGATCGACAACATCTAGGTTTGAACTAAACATAACGTTGTTTTTGATAACGTCATCCTGAGCTGTAGTTAGCGCTTTAGGGATTGAGCGAATCTCGCCAGTGTCCAGGTCGACAACCTCAGCTTTTCCACACCAACGCCCTTGCCACCCGACCAATACGCCATTCAGTACGTACGGAAACACCACCCGGTTTTCAGGTACCGCAAATCGGATGTCATACTTTTTGACGGTTTCAATGGTCAATCCACGAGACTCAAGGTATTCCAGAGCTTTCTTAAAACATGGATCCTGCCAGTCGACGTAGTCAGGGGGCCACTCAAAAGAAGTTCTTTGTTGTTCAACCCAGAATACCTCTTCGGCGTCCTCGTCTCTGTCGCCCCAATGATCTTTTAGCTCAATGGTGAGTCTTTGAAGCGGACCGTCTGTTGCTCCATAGATAGCCTGGCGGATGAGAGTTATCGGCTGGTTTAGTAGGTCACAGAAAGCATACTCTGGCTTGCCCCTGTAGTTGCTGTTCTCAGCGCATACCCAGCACTTAAAATAACCGCTGGTTTTGTACATCCAGAGCTTGTCGGACTTGTTGCATCTGGGACAGGTGAAGACGTAGCTATTGCTAGTCTCCCAATGGGAGATACCATTATCCTTGACAAGCTTGCGGATGTTTTCTTCAGTAGACATAGCACCTAAGCAGACGGGCTGGCCGTACTCCCAGCATCTCTCAACTACAATGCTGGGGCTTTGTATTAAGCTACCGTCCGGTATCAGTGTAACAAACGGCTAGTGGGATGTCAATCGGCTGTTAGCGGTTCAGGCGAACCTTCAGACTCTTCAGGCATGTAGAATCGACTGTTGGCCCCCTTCTCTTGAAGGTCGATGTCCTGTTCACGGACTCGCTCGATAATCTGCTGATACAGATCAGTGTTGTCCTCAACAGCTTTCAAGAACACCGCCTTCCCACGCCAACTCATATCCTTGCCAGTGCCCTTGGGGAAGTCAGGCATAACATATGTGGTGTTGTTAGGGCGGTCTACGATGCCACGAGTAATGGCTAACTGAAACGCTTCTTCGTGGCGGTTAATGACACCTTCACGATAGCTAAACGTAAACTCTGCCTTACGCCCCTTTGGACCACAGGATGAATTCTCCATCGTGGCACGAATGCGGTGACCGATCTTATCAGACTTACCAAGAACATCAGTTAGCGAGTCGTCAACTAGTTCGGCGCCGCTCAGAGTTTTGTTCTTGAACTCGCCGCCAGCTGGCTCAAGCTTCAGGGTATACTCAACATAGTGCTTCAGGTACCATGCCCCTGCCATCTTGTACGGAACATACTTAGCCGTCTGTGGGTCAAGGTTGGCACGAGCTTGAGCGGTCAAAATCAATGCGATCTTATTCTGATGCAGCGTGCCCAGAATCATCTTCAAGCCATCAGCTTGTGTCTTGGCATCGTCGCCAATTTGCTGGGTCATGATACCTTCAGCGTTCATTGCTCGACGGCCAATGATGCCAGTAATCGAGTCAATAAAGATGGCTCGAATAGGGGCGCCGTCTTGGCACATTGCCCGGATTTCGTTGTTGATATGATCAAAAATCTTCTCAGGCTCATTCCCGAGATAGCAGATGTACCGATCCATATCGATTCCGAACGCCGCCGCCATAGCCGGGGTTAGCTGAACGTCATCGCGGACTTCAGTGTCGTATCGTACACAGATAGCGTCCGGATCTTCCCGGTGAATGTTTCCAATCAGGTCATAGCAAGTCGCTGTCTTACCTGCCTTATCTGGCCCCCATACAGCAATTTTCTTCCCAAGCGGGATGCCGTGAGTATTACCAAACACCCAGTTCAAATACGGGGAACTATAACGAATCACATGGGCAAACGGATTGTACTCCATTTTGCGTGCGGTTTCGTGTTTCTGTAGCCGAGTCATCCACTTGTTGGCAGCCATACACGTGTCTCCTTAGAAGGTAAGCTTCTTACTTAGTCGTTAAGTTGTAAAGTGATTATTTCTGGAATTGGGCGAAGAAGTCGTCATCGGACGATGCAGCAGCCGAGATAGGAGCAGCTTGGGGAGCTGGAGCTTCCTCAACCTGGATCTTAGCAACCGGCAAAGTAGCTACGGTCTCGGTTGGCTCTTCTTCCTCAGCCTCGACTACCTTAGCCACTTCTGGGGCCTTAGCAACTGCCCGACCAGCTGTATAAATTGAGTCGATAACGTCAGTGCTAAACTTCGAGCTGACAATCGATTCGATTTCTTTTGGTGTCAAAATGCGCGCCAGGTTAGATAGGTCATAATGACCATCGATGAACTTAGTAATCATTGCCTCCGTCAACGGAAAACGCTTGGTCACCTCAACGATTTCACCACCAACGTCACGTTGTTCTTTGACAATGTTCACTTTCTGAACACGTGTCTTCTGGTTTCCTTCCTTGTAAAGGAAGTCAAACAGAACGCCGTCTTCCGCACCACTTGGATCAACTGGCTTACGTGGCTTGCCGTCTGGCCCCTTCTCTGGGTACATCAGGTTACCAATGTGAATTTCCAAATCCTTGTAGTACGAGTGAGCAAACTTCAACAGCCCAACTTCACCTTCGCGGTTCATCACATTTACGTTCCACTTGGTCTCTAAATTGTACTTGCGAAGCCAGTCTTCCAAGAACTTGGTCTTTACCACGATCTCTTCACGACCAAGCCCCTGGTCAGTGAACTTCTTGACCTGGGCGTCACGCTCGACCTTCTTTTCGGCGATTGCGTCACACAAAGCACAACGCTCTGTGACCATCTTGGTCTTGTTGTCCTTCTTCTCTACGCAGTAAAAATTCATGTACTTACCATCAG